CTTTTTAAATCTAGTTTTTTACCTTCTTTATCTTGTATTTCTAAAACTTTAACCTTGTCTGTTCTTAGTTTTCTTCCAACTAAACCACCACTAACATTTTTTGCTTTTTGTATCTCAAGTTTTATGATTTTTCCTTGTGCTTTCTTCCAACCAATAAATTTACCTGTTTCAGGTGTTATACGATAGTTAAATATTGAATTTTTAAAGTCAGCAGAGCTAAAGTTAGCAGAGTAAAAGTTAGCAGAGTAAAAGTTAGCAGAGCTAAAGTTAGCAGAGTAAAAGTTAGCAGAGTTAAATTTAGCAAATCTAAAGTCAGCAGAGTTAAAGTTAGCAAAGCTAAATTTAGCAAATCTAAAGTCAGCAGAGTTAAAGTTAGCAAAGCTAAAGTTAGCAAAGCTAAAGTCAGCAAATCTAAAGTTAGCAGAGTAAAAGTTAGCAAAGCTAAAGTCAGCAGAGTTAAAGTTAGCATAGTGAAAGTCAGCAGAGCTAAAGTCAGCAGAGCTAAAGTTAGCATAACTAAAGTCAGCAAATCTAAAGTTAGCAGAGCTAAAGTCAGCAGAGCTAAAGTTAGCATAGTGAAAGTTAGCAGAGTAAAAGTCAGCAGAGCTAAAGTTAGCAGAGTAAAAGTTAGCAGAGTTAAATTTAGCAAAGCTAAAGTCAGCAGAGTTAAAGTTAGCAAAGCTAAATTTAGCAAATCTAAAGTTAGCAGAGTAAAAGTTAGCAAAGCTAAAGTCAGCAGAGCTAAAGTTAGCATAGTGAAAGTTAGCAGAGTAAAAGTCAGCAGAGCTAAAGTTAGCATAACTAAAGTCAGCAAATCTAAAGTTAGCAGAGCTAAAGTTAGCATAACTAAAGTCAGCAGAGCTAAAGTTAGCAAAGCTAAAGTTAGCATTAACAAACTTTTTTAATTCACTAATAAAATCATCTATACTTAATCCACCAATCCCAGTTCCTAGTCCGGTAAATATAATATCATTTTTTCTACTGGCAAAATAAATTCCTAATAATGCTCTTTGAACTATACTCTTAGAAGACTTTATATTTTTATCTACTGTTATTGTAAAAAATAAGTCTTTTGTAAATTTAAACTCTCTTGGACTTTTACATTGCTCAGGATATTTTTCTTTTATTAAAGCATCTAAACCACCACCCATAGAAAAATCAGGATTAGATGTTGTAGTTATTAAAGCATTAGGGTATTTCTTTTTGGCTTTAAATACATCTATTTCTGTTATAAGCTCACAATGAAGATTGTTTGTTTCGTTTTTGAATACTTCTTTTACTTTTTTTAGAAGTTTTTTGTTTTTTTCGCAAAATATAATTTTCATATTATTTATTATTAATTATTATATTACACTCATCCCAATAATGAGGGTATTTATTATAAAGTTCCATAAAACATTTAATATTATCATCTTCATTCAAGACATCTCCTGAACATCTTTCTTCCCAAGTGCTGTCTATAAACTGATAAATTCCCTTAGCTGATGAGCCTTCCCAGTTTTTAGGATACTTTCCAAACTGACTTTCACATTTTGCTATATCTAGTGCTGTTTGAGTATCTACTCCATACTCTATTGACATCTCTATTATCTTTTCTTGTATTGTTTTAGGTTTTAATAGTTCAATTTCTTCTTTTACTTCTTGCTGTTCAACTCTTATTTCCTTAGTTTCATTTATAAGACTTTCAATTTGCTTTGTGTTATCTGATACTCTTTGAGATATTAGGGACATTAAAGCTACTAAGATAAGAAAGAGTAAAGATGAAGCTAAAAAATGATATTTTTGCTGTGCCTTAATCTTTTTATAAGGTCTTTGTGTAAAGTGTTTGTTTATATTATAAGGTCTTTGTGTAAAGTGTTTGTTCATAGTTTTTAAATTAATTGTAATTTTTCAACTTCAATTAGGAAGTTTCTTAGGTTGTTTCCCTCTCCTAAAAATCTATATTTATGTTCGCTTCCTAAATCTATAATCTCATATTTTTTTAAAAGTTCTTCTAATTTTGCTTCGTCTTCTTCTAACATTTTATTTTCTCTATAAATGTCGTAATCCTCTAATGTTTCATAAATGTTGTAATCCTCTAATGTTTCATAATTGTTGTCCATAGTTTTGTTTTTAATTATTAATTTCTAATTTATATTTAATTTATAATAACCATCTAAGGGGATTACTTCGGGCAAAGGGGAAGCGGGAAAACTTCTTGCTCTTTTCAGCCCCTTAGTTAGTTATTGCTTTTAATTTTATGGAACATTTTAATTATAGCAAACATTTTAAATAGTGTCAAGTCTCTAAATACCCTATAAATAAAGGGCGATATTAAATAGCTTATAATATAGTTTGAGTTATCCACAGGCAGAAATAAAAACCCGTTTGCTTTTATTTTCAAAATATGCTATAGTTCGGTTATGAAATATAAGATAAAAGCTATCTACAATTTCATCTTCAAACTATTCTATAAAGAACGATTTAGGAATAGTGATTTTGTTTATTATACTAATAGAATAACAAAATATAATAGACTTGTCAATAATTGTAGACACGGCTCATTAGAAAAATATAAAGGGAAATGGTATTGTATGGACTGTAAAGACAGAATAGAAGAAGATAGTTTCCTTTTAAGATATGACAATTAGATATTAAGTCCTGTCAAGGGCAGGGAAGTCGTTAATCTTCTTGTCGGTTGACAGGGCGATACAAACGAAAGGGGGAATAGCCCTTAATACTACCCCTCCCCCTGATAGAACTTAATCAGGTTTTATTTAAAATATAGTGGTTGTAGCTCACGCAAGTGGGGTGGTTGATGTGTAACTGCCCCAGCCACTTTCTTTCATAATTAACACATCTAATTTTATGGAAAAACAATTTAGCACATTTTCAGTTATACCGACTGAAATAATAATTAACAAAGAAATATCAAGCACAGAGAAATTACTTTACGCTGTTATAAGTTCACTTACTAACGAAAAAGGTTATTGCTGGGCAAGTAATCAGTATTTAGGAGATTTAATTGGCATATCTGAAAGACACGCTAGTAGAAGTATTAATAAGTTATTACAGGAACAATTAATAAAGGTTGATATTAAAGATAACTCCAAAAGAAAAATAACCCTTATAAATATAATAGTAGGTAGGACAAAAATGTCTAGGGGGGTAGACAAAAATGTCGTAGGGGGTAGACAAAAATGTCGTACAAATAATATAAAAGAATATTATAAAGATAATATATATATAGCAGATAAATCTGCCAATGATAAAAAGTCTATAAATAAAGGAGAAAATGATATTTTAAAAGTTTCTGATTTATACGATAAAATGGGACTACCAAAGCAAACAAGAAAGGTTGAAAAGTGGCAAGATAGTGCCTCAATAGTAATAAAAGAAATGAATGTCCCTGAAAATAAAATATCATCAGTGTTTAAATGTTTTAAAGACCACGAAAGAGAAGCAATGTTTGCCCTTAGAGATTGTAAAGAATTAGGTAAGATGAATGTACTTTACTTTTTTAAGATATATAACGAATTAGTAAAAAAATTAAGATAGTTTAATAACATAATCTTAAGAGCTTCCACCCTAAATTAAGCTAAATTTATGGAGTCTAACTCCATATATTATAATAAATTTATAAAACAAAGAAGTATAAATGATTTCGCGATATAAATTATCTCCTAGTAAGTTTGTATAGGAAGTAATTAATCCTTGTAGGGGTGGAAACCTTTAAGAGTATAAGAAATATAAAAGAATAACTTATCCGGATTTATTTCCTTGCTTAAATTAATGGTGGTAGACACACAAGAAGAATTTAAATTATATGTCAAAAATAGGGAGACCAACAGATAAAACTGAAGAAAATATTCGCAAAATAGAGCAGGCGGCAGCTATGGATTGTAGTATTGAGGAAATGGCTTTATATGCTAATGTTCATAGGGCTACAATATATAGATGGTTAGCTGAAGATAAGGAGTTTAAAGACAGAATTGAGACACTTAGAGCAACTCCATTTTTAAAGGCTAGAGATACTATTATTAAGAGTTTAGACAATCCACAATACGCTTTTGAATATATGAAACGAAAGAAGAAGAATGAGTTTAGTGAGAGATTAGAGCAAACAGGAGCTGATGGAAAAGATTTACCAATACCAATAATTAAATTAGAAAATAATGTTCAAGGAAACGACAGCAACGAAGAAAATACTGAAATTAAACAAGAGGATTAGAGCTGTTTGTGGTGGAACTTCTGCTAGTAAGACAATCAGTATTCTACTTTACTTAATAGCATTAGCCCAAAGTGATAAGAAACCAACATTAACAAGTATAGTAGCTGAGAGTATACCTCATTTAAAGAGAGGAGCTATAAGAGATTTTAAAAACATATTACAGGCTCATCATTACTGGAAAGATGCTAACTGGAACGCAACTGATTATATATATACTTTTGAAACTGGGAGCAAGATAGAATTCTTTTCAAGTGATAATGGAGATAAGCTAAGGGGAGCAAGAAGAGATAGATTATTTATAAATGAAGCAAACAATAATACCTTAGAAGCCTTTAACCAATTAGAAGTCAGAACAAAAGAGTTTTGTTTTTTAGACTGGAATCCAACAAATGAATTTTGGTTTTATAGTGATATACTAGGAAAGAGAGATGATATAGATTTTATAACCCTAACCTATAAAGATAACGAAGCCTTAGATGAGCAGATAGTAAAAGCAATTGAAGCTCGTAAGAATAATAAAGGTTGGTGGCAAGTTTATGGCTTAGGTCAATTAGGAGAAGTAGAGGGAAAGATTTATAAAGGTTGGCAGATTATTGATGAGATACCACACGAAGCAAGACTAGAGAGATATGGACTTGACTTCGGTTATTCCAACGACCCAACAAGTATAGTAGCAATTTATAAATATAATGGTGGCTTCATATTTGATGAAATATGTTATCAAAAAGGACTAAGTAATAAACAGATAGCTGACATCTTAATTAATTCTCCGAGAGCCTTAGTAGTAGCAGATAGTGCCGAGCCTAAAAGTATAGACGAACTTAAACTATATGGAGTCAATATTCTGCCTTCATTAAAGGGTCCAGGAAGCGTCAATAAGGGAATACAATTTATCCAAGACCAAAGAATAAGTATAACAAAGAGAAGTGTAAACGGACTAAAAGAATATAGAAACTATCTTTGGAAAACAGATAAGGATGGAAAGATACTTAATGTCCCAGAAGATACCTTTAACCACTTTATGGACGCTATAAGATATGCTCTAGATAGCTATATAAATATACAAAGTCAAGGTTCATTATATGTCCCTATAAATGACTACTAAATAACTGCTAAACTATGAAAAATATACTAATAAAACAAGATAATAAATGGTATAAAGGAGTATTAACTAGACAAAAGAGATATACCCCCTACCCCTATATATACTTTGAGGGAGGAGCAATGACTATTAAACAAGCTGAAAGATATATAGATAAGTTTAAAAAACAATATAATAAAGAAATCTATGAGATATATGGAAAGATAACTGATGATAAGTATAAGGAGTTAGTAGCCAATACCCCAGTAGAGAATAAAAAAGAATTAAAGAAAATGGCAATGCCTTTACCTGCTGACTTCCTAAAAGAGTTTTTAATAGAGATAATTGAAAAGGGGAAAAAACCTAAAAACTATAAAATTATAAACAATTAAAAAATATGACAAAGAAAGAAATCCAGGGAGAGATATTAAAAGTCTTAACCGAAGAAATAACAAGATACGAAGAAGCTATTTTCCAAATATCAAGAAATAAGTCAATGCGAATGCGATACTTATGGGATAAGATACGAGAGAATTACTATGGAGTATTTAAAAAAGAGAAAGATTTAGTTGGACAACAAAAGATATTCTTTCCTTTAACAGAAGCTCTTGTGTGGGAGAATGTAAAGAATATTGACATTGACACCAAAGACATTAATGTTAGAGGAAATAATCCAAGCCAATATGGTATAGCTAAAATAACAAGAAACTTAGTTAGAGATTGGATGGAGAAGAATTGTTTTGGAGAACAGATAAATGAAGACCTAATGATTTTTGCTCTGGATGGACACTTAATCAAAAAGAAATTGCTTGCCTCTGATGAGTACAGCAAAAAGACTACATTAAAAACAGAAACAATAGATATAAGAAATATATTCAAAGACCAATCAGGTGGAAGCTTACACGAAGATAACTTTATTGAGAGAAGTGTTCAATCAGTTTCTTATCTACAAGAAGCCTTTAAAGGAAAATGGATTAACCTTGATAAGATTAAAGGTGAAACTAATATCCCTGAGATACATAACGAAGATAAACCAGAAGAAGGAACAAGCCCTGAGATAGACCTTTACGAAAGA